TGAGTTATTAACATAATCAATACCAGGTGTTGCAAATACATTTATGTTAACCGATTCAGGGTTTGCGAAAGTATTAATACCTAACAAGTATGCGTAGTAGTCAGTATTTGAGAAATCTGTAAAGTTACTGATAGCGATTGGTTTGAACGCTCCCCATCCAGTTGCGTTAGGGTATCTTGTGGTTGGACAAGCTCCCGCTTGGTATCCACTACCACCTAATATAAACCTATCTGTATTTGTTCTACTTTCGTTATAAATGTCCCAACCATCGAATCCACCTTGTAATAGTAATGTGAATTTTCTTGCTTGAATTTGGAAGTATGGATTTGCAGGTGTTTCAGGGTCAGATTGGAATGAAGCCACACCACAATCAAATGCTGGTGTTCCTGAAGTAGTACCATAAGCAATATTTACAACTGTCGCTCCTGAATCCATGTGGAATCCTTTAGTTACAGTATTCCAAGGTAATGCATCACCTTCAACACATAAATCAAGAGGTTTTTGTTTACCTTTATATTCAAAGAATAATGGGTCATAACCAATTTGTGATGAAATACCCAAATAAGTACTTCTTACTTTATCACCACCAGATACTGTTTTATTATCAAAACCTGTAAATGAGAATGGTGGGTTTGTAACAATACCAAATGGTGGGTTATAAATTACTTCACCTGGGAAGTTGTATGCCACTTTATAAACTGGGAATGGAGAAGTTGCCGAACCGTATGTTCTAATAACATATCCTTCAAAACCACAAGGTACACTTTCAGGATTTGCCTCAGTATTCATCTCCAACATAATGTACTTAGAATTTAATGAGTATTCACCATCACTAGTACCAACTTTAACACCAACATAGTTATTGTTTGTTGGGTCCATAGTACAATTTGTATATTTTTCTATAACAACAGGATTTGCGTCTGTATCAAAGAAATCACGAACCGCAATGTCAAAACTTAAGTTGTTAAATGAAATATTTTGGATTGAAATTTTAATTTGAGTGTTTGCGCTATTACCATCAGCAATTGAATAAAACTTAAACAATCTTTCAACTGTAGAACCATTAAGTTCAGATACAACCCACGGTGATTCAGGTGATTGGTATTGTTCCAAGTAGTTAGCAATTGTACCTGTAGTTACAGGGTTTCTTAAACCTGGTAAACTAATTAACGATGAGTTAATACCTCTGATGTAACCTTTGTTATAACCATAAGTCAACATTGTTTGGAATTGTTCTTCAACAAACAATGGTGTTTCAACTCTATTTTTACCGAAGTTAGAAATACCAAATACTTTTGTAATATAATTTGTGTCGTTACTATTCATAGACGCAACAAACGAGAACGAAGCTGGTGTTTCAGCGTTGTCAGTATAACCTGAAATCGCAAATTGTGCGAATGGGTTTTGAGAAATTCCTGAATAAGAACCTGAATTATCTATAATAACATCAGTTGTTCCTGTAATTTGATATTGTGGACCATGATAGTCTGATGTAAACAACGAAACACCTCTTGAACGGAAAGTCGCAACAACAACATCATTCCAACCTTCATATGCAGTACCTGAGTATGTATAAGTTTTACCTGTGACAGTACCTGAATAAGAACCCGAACCTAAACTAGTCATTGATGACACTACGTTATAGAAAGAATATCCTGTATAAGCATCTGCTGTTGTAATATCAAAGTTTGCGTAATACCAAGTATCATCACTTGGTGATGTAAAGTCAGCATCTGAAACAGAAAGTCCTGATACATTATAAACGTTTGTCTGTGCAGTATATGGTGTTAATAACGAATTATAATCAGAATCTGCAACAGTTCCAAAAATGTAAGCAGAATCTCCTGAAGTAGTTCCTGAGTTATTAATTATTGTTTGGATTTGATTATATAATTGTTCATTAATTGTTGATACACCACCATTATATTGTGTGTAAGTATTTCCTGTTTGGATTATAGATGGGAAAGTTGTTGAATATGTAATTGCAGTTCCACCTGTTGTTCCAGTAAAGTTAACCGTATATGTTGTACCTGTTGATACACTTAGACCCACAGTACTTCCGTCAACATTGGCAATTGTTGTGATTGACCAAGATGGACCCGCATCATAACCAGATAAACCCAATACCCTTGTTACAAACAATTGGTTAGATTGTTGAAGGTATGATTTTGCTATATAAGCCAACTCATATTTTGGGATTTGAGTGTTTACAAATTTTTCGGGGATGGTTCCACCGAAATATGATTCAAAATCATTATAATTTGTAATGAAGATTGGTTCGAAAGCCGGACCTGTTAATGTCTCCCCAACAAGACCAAGAGTGGTTACCCCCACACTTTGAGCTACGAAGCTAAGGTCTCTCTCTGATGTGTATACACCAGGAGATACGAATACTTTATTTGATACTGCCATTTTGTTTTAGTTATTCAGTTTTATTTATTTTATAGATAAATATTAACAGATTTAAGAAAAACTTTACTTTACGCCATCTATTTATAATATGGGCAGATTATTTTCTGCCTTTATTCTACCTATGGAAAAGAAAATTAAGAATTTAAAGATATCAGTAGATGCACACGACATTTTGAAGAAATACTGTGATAAACACGGTATTAAAATGTACAAGTTTTTGGAAAATTTGATTAAAGAAAAATGTCAAACTAAAAAAGACATTTATGGTGAATCATGAGTGGGGGTTCCCATTTGGATTTGGTTGTGGTGGAACATCATAATTCACACCAAACAATTTGATTGCATAATTGAATGTAGAAGGTAATGTATCATCGGGTCTACTTGTCAAAACAAGTCTTAAAGTATCGTTGGTATTGACTTGTATTAATGAAACATCACTACCATAATAATCAAAAGTTACTTGTCCTTGTGGTTTTATATACACATCAAAATTGGTAACATTTATTTTTGTTAATAAATTAAAATCACCTGTATAATCAACCATTAAGTCAGTTTGTGTTGACCCACTCGGTATTGAAACACTCAAATTATATTCATCAATATTTTCGGGGTATTTTTTTCTTTTTGGTCTTGATGTTTGAGCAGATACTTCAAAAGTATTAAACACGCGAGAAACCGCAGGTGCAACTTCAAACTCATCTTCATCCAATAAAAACCCTAACATTGTGAATTCATAGTTTTGGATGTAAAATCTTCTTCTTTGCACTTCAACAACCGACTCATCGGAAATTGTACCCATAATGATTGGGATATAATGACCATTGATTTGTCTATAGGCTTGTCTTGATGCAAAAGTTTGAATCACATTTTTGTTAAACTCATTTAACTCTCTCATTCTATTACAAACAATTTTAACATTGTAAGTAATATCAACAGGAACTGGTTGTGGAATTTTATAAATGTCCAAACCTTTGATGTTTCCATTCCAAGATGGAACGGCAGCATAAAAATATTCTTTTCTATTTGGAATGTTGTAAATAATGGCGGGATTGCTTCCGTACTTAACTTCAGGTTGACGAACAACTGTAATAAACGGTAATGTTGGGTTACCATTCAAATCTTGAATATCCCAAGTTTCTGTAAATTGAGCCCAGTTTTGAGTGGTAATAATTAAATCAATCATTGGTATTATACTACCAGCAACAGTGGTTTGTAAATCTTCTTTTACAAAATCTAAAAATCCCCTATCTAATTCAGGATGCATTAACGACTTTGGTAAATAAGTTCCATCATACTTAATATCTTCAAGCAATTGTTCTCTACGAGCCAAAAGAATTTTTTCGGGCTTAAGATTGATTGTCGGAATAATTTCCTTTCGTTTTCTTGGTAATGCCATTATATACCTCTAAATTCGTTTTCACTAACAGGTGTTGCGGTATATGAATAATAAAATCCTTTATACCCACCATAAGTGTGTTTATTGTCATAATCAGGAATACCTGCGTCAATAACTGAATAATATCTAACTTCAGATTCTGTTATCCAATATCCTAAATAATCACCCAACTCAATATTAACTTGTAAATCGGCAAGTTCTTTTTTGTAAACAGCGAATTTCAATAGACCTGGCTCGTTCTGAATAATTTTACTACTACCTAAAAATTGTTCTGTGGCCTCTTCAATTCTAACATATGCGTTAATTGATACTGGTGCTAAAAATTGTATTCCGTCTTGTTGTACTTCACCATAAACATCATCATTAACTGTTTTTGTCCTGTCAACTTTATATAATACAATGGTAAAATTCATATCACCACCAAGCCATTCACGACCCATAGAAATATCTAATTCAAAATCTTCACCACCAAAGAATTTACCTAATCTTGTAATTGGAACGAGTTGTTGCGCCATACTTGATAAATATACATAAATTGATTATCTTTTATTAGATTGGAAAATACTGAAAACACATATAATGTCTCTGTGTTAGAAAGAAAGGCTCTTGATTTATTAGAGACGTATCAGGGTGCCAATAATTATATCATACGTTTAAGACAAAAACAGATTGATAACAAAAAGTTCTATCCAACCCGAGCCCAAGCAGAATACATTATAAATTATCACGAAATGGCTCCAAAAGTTGCCAAGAAGTGGGTTGAACTTGATTCATATTTTGCACAAAAAATTGCCAATGATAAATTACTTTCATCTGTTCCAACAAGAGTATATGTTGAAAAACTTTTGGTTGAAAAAGATACCGCCTACCATATTTGGGGAAAATATTTTGATTCAGAACAAGTGTACGACTTTTGGATTCCAAAGGTTGCTTTGATAAAAGACAATAAAGTTAAGGATGTGGTAATTGATTATGAAAAGTATTCTCACCGTCCACCACTTGAACACCAAAAAGAAGCTATTAAATCTTTGGTTGAAAATAAAAAGTTTATTCTTGCCGATGATATGGGTTTGGGTAAAACAACTTCAACCATTATTGCCGCTTTGGAAACGGGAGCAAAGAAAGTATTAATTATTTGTCCAGCATCTTTGAAGATTAACTGGCAACGTGAGATTGAAAACTATTCAAATAAACCAACATCAATCATTGAAGGTAAAAAATGGGAAGATGGTGATTTTATAATCATCAACTATGACATTATTAAAAACTTTCACGATGAAAAAAAGAAATCAGATTCTGTTTTATTAAAAACAAAGTTTGATTTGGTGATTATTGATGAAGCACATTACATTCAAAACAAACAAGCACAAAGAACCAAGTTAATTAATGACTTTGTGTCCAATGTTGATAGACTTTGGTTGTTAACAGGTACACCAATCACTTCAAGACCAATCAATTATTTTAATTTGTTAAACTTGATTGAATGTCCTGTAGCCAAGAATTGGATGGCATACGTCAAAAGGTATTGTAATGGTTTTCAATTCCAAGCAGGAAGAAGAAAAATTTGGAATGTTAGTGGAGCATCCAACTTAGAAGAGTTAAGAGACCGAACAGCACCTTTAGTTCTAAGAAGATTAAAAGAAAATGTCTTAGATTTACCTGATAA